AGCAGCAGCAATGGTGGCTATAACTGTATCACCTGCACCAGAAACATCATATACTTCTTCAGCTTTTGCTGATCGGGCATCAACATAACCATTTTTATCGCACAATTGCATTCCCTTAGATCCCAATGTAATTAAAATATATTCAATATTGTGTTTATGACATAGATCTCTTGCAATTATTGAAACTTCATCAAGATCATATGTCATTAAAGGACGATGACAGGCATCTTTGAATTCTGCCCAATTGGGAGTAATACAAAATGCATTTTTATAAAACGTCCAATTATTTAATTTAGGATCAACAAAGAAAGGAGTCTTCTCAGCACAATTGTCAATGATGGTACTCAGAACAGGATTATACAATGTGCCTTTACCATAATCAGAAATAACTACAGCATTCATTTTTGAACACATTTTATTAAAAGCATTAATTAATTGTTCCTGCTTTCCATGATTGTATATTTCTCCATCTGTGTTCTCATGATCAATTCTGATTATTTGTTGATTCTTTGAGAAGTATCTACTTTTAGTTATGGTAGGATAATCTTTTAATTCAATTAACGTGAAATTGATGTTATTTTCCAACAGGTAGCTCTTGATATAGGTTGCATTAATATCTTTGCCTACAAACCCAAATAAATGAGTTTGAACACCTAATTTGGCAAGATTCAATGCAGTATTACAAGCACCACCTAATCGGTATTCTGGTTCTATGTTATTTGATTTGAAGATTGGAACAGGTGCTTCAGGTGAGATACGTTCAACTGAACCATAATGATAAATATCGAGCATACAATCACCAATAACAGCTATATTGATTTTGCTGAAATCAATGTAACCAATTTCAATGACTTCTTCCATCAAACTTTTCATGATAACCTCTTTTTGGAAAAAATGCCCCTATCGAAAAACACATTTTGAAATAAGTAACGATAGGGGCATTTGTAAACACTCTATGGGTTAATTAGGCTTTTTCGTAAACAGGTTTCAATCCTTGTTTTGATTTCATCAATGCTTTGCGAAATGCTGATGTTTGTTTGTTGAAATTGGCTACAGCTTTATTGGTTTCAACTGCTGCTTTCATTTTATCGCCATTTTCATAGCAATAATTGTTAAGTTGTTCGGCAAATGCATCAAAGGATTTCTCCAATTGAGCATAGGCTTTGACCAGAGTGTTTTCATCTCGCTTCAACATGGTGTAACCGACAGGAACTTTCTTGGTCGGTTTTGGCCCAGGTTTTTTGCGAGTAGTGGCCTTTTTCTTGGTAACAGCTTTGGCCTTTGTTTGAAGATTTTTTCTCCCCTTGCCAGTAGTTGTACTTTGAATTTTTTTACGTGCCATGATAACAGCCTCCTTATTCTATGGTTTTTAGGATTCCAACAGGTTTACCAAGTTCCTCTACCAATACGATAACCAGAGTGTTTACTTCTTTCCCAAACCATTTTGTTATTTTATAAAACGCACAATTGGGATAGGTTTGTTTGAACCAATAGTACTGTTTGTCGTTTATACTGCCAATTGTTTCAAAAATAAAAATATCAGGATCAATCTGATAAGGTTCTAACTGGTCGTTTTTATCATACTCGATAGCAAGGTCATCTTCATTAATGACAAAAGAAACTACTTTATTTTCTAATTTATTATCCATTACAAATTTATCAGCATCAGGAACTATCAATGCAATCCAATTGTCATCGGTGACAATGTTAAAAGAAGTGAAAATAGGTTTATCTAAATCGAACAAATCAACCACATTGACTTTTTCTTTAGATTTCAGTTTTAACTTTTTGCTCAGAGAAACTTTTTTATTTTCCGCTTTAACAGATAATTTTTTACGTGCCATGATAGCTCCTATAATTCATATCGATCATATTTGTTGAAGAAGTAATTCCAAATATTAACATTGTGAAGATCGAATGCATAGTCTTCAACATCATAATCAAAATCTAAATTGGCGTTTAATTGATAAAGCCTGTTTGAGATCTCGATCTGTATGATCTGAAAATAAAGTTCCATTGGTTCCCATAGGTGACAACAAAATTTGGGATCAACAAATTCATGGTGATTTAATATCCAAGATGCTTTGTGATTCCTGCGATTATAAACGTGTCTGCATTTACCGGAGAATGTGGTAATTTTATTTTTAGGTTTTTTAGCAAACAGATATTTGTAGTGAGCTTTATTGTGACCACTAAAATAATCACACATATAACAGTAACCAAATTTACAGAACCAATCCACATTGAACAGATCAAGCAATTTTGGAGTTATATATTTTTCGATATTTTTGGGCCATGAATTGTCTAAGGTCAGGCTTGGGTTTTGTTGCAGTTCATCAATGTCTAACTGACCGTAATGGGCAGCTATGGCAAAGATCTTTTGTTTCCGATTTTGCTCCTGCTCGTCCGTCATTAACCGATAGTTGGCAAACTTAGAATATGAAATTTTAAGATGCACTTTTTTCCAATCCGGCAGGTTTATGAATTCTATTTCGTCTTTGATAACCATGTGATTTTCCCCTTTCAGTCTCCAAGTTAAACTATTTCAAGGGTTTTGTCAAGACTTGATTGGTTGCCAGAATTTTTCCATTCCCCTGACACCCCTCATTTCCTGATATACGAATTGCATGAAATGGTCGTAGTTGCATAGATCAATGATATTCGGGCGTTTAGCAATGCTGAAGCTGATCCAATCACAATAATCAGCTAAGATGGAATCGGTCTCATATCCATCGATGGTCATTTGTTTGGTCAGATTTCTTTTGTAAAGTTCCCTCCGGCATTCACTTAGTCGATTGATTAATAGATCCAAAAATGAATCCAATTTGCTGTGATACGAATTATATTTTTCAAGGCCCAATTTTCGATTGTTGCCATAAAATGAGTGAATGTAAATTTCCTTCCATCGTTCTGCTGCTTCTTTATTTTTGCTCCGGTATTTGAATAACTCAGCTTCAAAATCTTTCTTGTCAGTCATCCAATACTTTTTTATCCCATTTGTATTGCGGAGCATAATTAATCCGTCCAGACTCCACTTCTTGAGAGTATTGGCAAGATAATGATTTTGAGATCCATACATATCGATTCGACTGAGATTGTTTAGGAAGATGGTCATGTCATTGTTGTAATAAAACTTTAACATATAATTTGTTAAGATAAGAAGTTTGGTATAAATGATTGAATTGGGATTGTCGATTTTGTGCTTTTGAATTTTGGGATTGTCGATGTTATTCCAATAGCGCAAGATATGATTAGTTGATTCATGGTTTAATGGTTCATTGGAAAAGAACAGCTTCAGGTAATCAGACAATAGTTGTCGGTTCTGCCTTTGACCGACAGGGTGACGTGTAGTTAGTTTCTTTTCAGAAAACATCTTATTAAACTCAAAGTCATAAGTATGTTTTTCAACGTAATCCAATAAAGTTCTTCTTTGGTCATCGGCAAGATTAAATATATCAAAGTCAACTGAGGAAACAAGGTCAACGAATGTTCGATCAAGGGTAACAGGTTTAGAATCAATAGGCTTCAACTTATACCTGGAAATGGACATAGACTGTTTGCTCCTTTCTTGTAAAAGATTAAAAGATGTGTTCTCAGCGCAACGCTGTTTTTGGCGTTGCGTATAAAACGAAGTTTTATAACTTTCTTTAGAAGTACTAATAATGTGATTAGTATAAAGTATGTTAATAGAATATATAGAATCTATTATCTGACGATTTTTTTGGAATGATTTTGGTAATTTAGATAGCAAACGGTCTCGTCTAACTTCTGGAGGGAGAGACCGTTTGGCATCAAGACGAGACCGTTTGATACCTAAACTATGTAATTTATTGATTAATTTGACTTTGAGAGGATTGATTGGAAGGATGATTGAACGGTAATGTTTATATTTATCGGAGAAGATCTGAAGTCTTATTAGAATCTTTCGGTCAACTAATCTGCCGATTGCTCTGTATGTTGATCGCCTTGATGATCCAATTCGATTGGCAAGGGTTTCGATCTTGAGATATGATGGTGATCCGTATTGGAAGAAATTTTCATGCAGGTATTTGATAATGCGTTTTTGCAGAACAGAAAGGCCGATCTTTTTATAGTAGGAAACTGGAGCAGACCCCTTGGCCCAAGGGCTACCTTCCAGGGCAATCGTATTGTTGATATAGAATCGGCAATTATTATAAAATTCTTGTTTTTCATCCCAACAAATGCATTCATTATTAAATAAGTAATTTTTTAGTTGACATTCTTTTATTAATGAACTAAGATTCATATTAAGCTCCTTTTGGTGATAACTGCCTTGTCATCAGAAGGTTTTTCAACCTCCTTTTTTGTTTAGGGGTTTTTGCCATGTGAAGTGTCTTTCACTTTCAACCTCCTTTCTACCGGAGAGGGCAATTTCGGGGTTGGTCGCCTGAGATTACCCTCTCCCCCTTTTCAAGCACAATACACCTATTATATCATAATCCAAGTTAATGTCAATAGAAATTTATAAACGTTTACAAATCAGCGTATTATAAGGGTTTTCATTCCCATGAGCGCACGTAACCGTTGAACTCATTGGCTAAACGTGCTTGGAATGATCGTAAAGCCTTAAACCTTGCGCCTTTACGAGCATGTACGAATGGAATTTTTTTGAAAGGTTCGTGTCGGTAAGTGTGGATAAATGTGATCAATAGCAGGTGTAAAAGTTGACCCATTGGTATGTAATCACCAGTTACTTTTTTAGCGGTTTCTTGAGCCAAAATATAAATTTCCGGTTCGACTTCAGTACTTAATAATAAAAGGTTTTTGGGATTCACACTAATTGAATCCAGAGGACGCTTGAATTTGCTCTCGATTAAAGTTTTAATTTCTTTTTTTGTAAGGTCTCCGGTCAACTTGGCTATCATTATTTCCTGAAATTGATTAATGAATGGGCCTTTGTTGGGATCTTGATTGAATCGATTGGCTGTTGATTTTCTCATTTAATTAAAAGCCTTGACAATATTATTGACTTGCGTTTAAAATAATAATAGGTTATTATGTAGAATTAATTTCCTAAATTTTGAGGACATTATGGCAAAACGTCTAAACTTACAATCCAAGAATAACGGAAATGGAAACGGAAATCAAGATCTTCAACCAGATTTTTTAACTAAAGAACGATTGGGCCTTTACATGGAAAAAGGTCTGGATATTGAAGATGCTGCAAAGCTATGTGGGGTCTCACCTTACATGCTTTCTGTTTACAGATCCGATCCTGAGTTTGAAGAATTTGTTCAAACCTGTTCTGCCAAGTGTGAGGAATCATGCTTGGATAATATCAAAGATGCCGGAGATGCAGGAATGTGGAATGCTTCTGCTTGGATACTTGAAAGAAAATTTCCTGAGAAGTATGCCAAGAAAGACACTATCCGGCATGAGTATGATATTAAACTTTCCTCTTTTATCCAATTGATCTTCAAAGCTGTTAATGCGCTTGAACCTATGATCCGACAGTCGTTTCTACAGAAGTTACGAGAACTGGACGTTGATGGTGAGATTATTAATATGCAGAAAGATAGAATGTTGGGTTATGAACCTGAAGAAGCTGAAAGAATTAGATCGAGAGGATAACAGGAATCAATGGCAACATCTTCAACTGTTTTTGATCAGGATATAAAACGCTTCATAAGAGGATCTATCTCTGAATTGATGGAAGGGATAGATGTTAATTATGAAGACATGGTTCCTAAAAAATCTGAATGGTTTGTTTGTAATGTATTAAAAGATACTAAAGGTGATTTAGTAGAAAATGAAGCGGTGCATAATATCATGCATCGCTTTATTCGTTTTGCAAATAAGAAAGGTTTCAATAAATATTTGATCTTGGGGGCATTCGGGCATGGAAAGACTGAACAAATATGTACCGGATACCTTTTATATAGAATCGCAAAAAACCCAAATATTCTGATCAAGATAGTTCATGTATCAGAAACAGAAGCAGTAAAAAGATGTAGAGCTATTAGAGACTACATTCAAAAGGATGAAGATTTTCATCGTTTAGCACCACACATTCAACCAACTCCTATTTGGGGATCTCAACGTTTTATCGTCAAACGCAATGCAATGCTAAAAGACGGTACGGTTGAAGCCTACGGAGTCCTTTCATTAGCAATAGGTGGACGTGCAAACCTTTTGGTGTTCGATGACCCCCAAGATCTTAAAACCGCAGTATTAGAACCTACCACAAGAGTTAAAATAGAAGATACCTTTAAAAATATTTGGCTAACACGTTTGATTCCACAAGAGTCTGAAGTATTGGTAATGATGAATAAGTGGCATGAAAATGATTTAGCTTCAATGATTCAAAACAATCCGATTTGGTCTTGGATGACAATTGCCTGTTCTGAAGATAAGGAAAGTCTTTTATATACTGACTCGTTTGGTAGGAAAATGAGTTTTCCTTTATGGTCTAAATTTAATAAACAAGATCTAATCATTAAACACAAGGAATTAGGTACAAGGGATTTTGATCGTGGTTATCGATTGGTTCCTTATACTGATTCTGATAAAACTTTTCCTTCCTTTTTAAAATGTTGTCATTATGGCCTAAGTCCTAAAGCTCCGATAGAACATGAATCTAATTGGTTATTCATTGGCGGTATTGACTTTGCCGGATTACAAAGGCCAGGAACAGTTATGTCTTGTTTGGCTGTTCATAAAAAGTCAGGTTTAAAGGTTCCCCAAGAAATAAGATTATTAAGAGGATCAGGAGAAGTAACTGAGATCATGCTTCAATGGTATCGTAGATATGGTTGTGAATTATATGTGGCTGAGAACAATGGTATTCAAGAAGCATTAATCGATATGTTAATTTCTTCATTAGGTGAAGATAAATATAAAAAATTTGGAATCAAAATTGAACCTTTTCAAACTGGACGTAATAAAGCAGATCCAATTACAGGATTACCAAGTATCGAGAAGGAATTTGAAAATCAAGAATGGATGTTTTGTTTTCCTGAAAAAATAGAACTTACAGGTGGTGGAATGGATGAACGTAATCCTTGGATGAAATTATTTCAAGAATTCAAACATCATCCATTTTTTGAAACTACTGATATTGTAATGTCTCTTTGGTTCTGCCGTGAAGGAGTCAAAGCACTATACCGCAAATCCAACGGCCCTAATGTTTGGTAATAACGTTAAAACGTACTTTTTGTATGACAACGTAAAGGCAGGGAGATAAAAATGAAATTAGGCCCATTTGAAATCACTTTGAGTCCTAAGAAAAAATCTTATGATCAATTGTCAGCAATGATACGCAGGGAGCAAGGTGGCGAATATGTCAACTTGAAACAGCAACCAAGAGTACAATTAGCAGAATATAAATCTTGGGCCTATTCTTGTGTTAGTTTAATTTCAGATCGTGTATCTACTCTACCTTTTTCATTTTATAGAAAGAGTACTGGAGAGGAATTAAGTCGTACCAGTAAAGGTTATAGTTCATATACAAAACCTTTTTATCATCCCAATGACTTAATGACTTTTCGATTTGTTAAAGCCTTTTGTCAGATTCAGTTAGATATGTGTGGTATGGCTGTTCTTTGGAAAGGTATGAATAAACTTGGTCAGGTGTGGGAGATCTGGCCTTTGAATATGAACGACTTTGTTAAATGTAAAGTGTCAGAAGAATTAATTAATCCTAAAGTTGTTTATGAGTTTAAATTTGGAGCAGGTAGATCGATGGATTTTGATATTAATGAGCTAATAGTCATTAATTACATTCATCCTACAAATCCTTTTATTGGTGCTTCACCTATTCAAGCACAAGCCTATGCACAGGATATTGACAGTTACATTGAAGTTTATGAAAGAGACTTCTTTAAAAATTCTGCCAGAATTGATTTTGTATTATCTACTGATGAATCACTTGATCAGGAAAAAGCAGATGAAATTAAAGAACGTTGGAAATCAAAATATCAAGGAACGTTTCATGACATTGCTGTGTTAGATACAGGATTGAAACCAGTTCCTTTACAATATGCCAATCGTGATTTTGAATTTTTAAGTCTTGCTCAATGGACAAGAGAAAAAGTTTTTGCTGCTTATCGAGTTCCTAAAAATAAATTAGGATTTGCTGAAGGTAATCGTTCCGGTGACGTACAGAATGATATATCATTTAATAGGGAATCCATTCAACCACGATTAACTCTTTGGGATGAAGAATTAACTCAAGGTATTTTGAGTTCATTTAGTAATGATATTGAATTCAAACATCAAAATCCAATTCCAAGAGATCGTTTAATAGAAGTACAAGAAGGTCGTATTCATGTAGGATTGCCCACCTTAACTATTAACGAGTTTAGAGAGAAGACACATAAACTTGAAGCTGTTGAAGGTGGTGAACGAATTTTTATTTCAAAAGACATGATACCTTTAGATAGAGTGGATGAAATCATCGATTCTCAATTGTCGGCACAGCAAGCAATAGCAGAGGGTGACGATGACGAAACTGGAACAGATCCAGAAGATGATGATCGAGATGATGAACCTGATTCTCATGTCAATCCCGATGGATCAGATGATCGAGATGACAATCCAACGGACGGTAGATCATTGAGCAATGGTAATTTTAAATTTTTATGTGATGAAGTCAGAGGTATTGTCTTTGGTTATATTGAAGAAAATATTTCAGCAGCAGATCCCGAAAACATTGATAAGATCTTAAAAGCTACATTTGCGGATATAACGGTAGGAATGGTCGTTCATATGCTTGAATACTTAGGAGAAAAAACAATCTCAGCAGAAACCATTGATATAGAAGATTGGATAACTCCAACGGTAGACAAGGTGGTAGACGAGTATAAGAACACATTGTTTAAAAATCCAAAATGGAAAGATCAAGAGTGGAAAATTTACTTCGTTGATCAATTAAATTCCAATCCAAGACTTTCAAAAATAACAAATTCCTTGTCTAAAGCGTGTATTAATTATGCCAAATGGTTAATCTTTAGAGAGAATAAATCTAATATGCTTTGGAAGATCAATTCAAATGAATGTGGTCATAAAGGCAAGTTAAAAGAAATGATCTCTGATGATTATTTTCAATTAGGCAAAACACGTATAAGATTTCCAAATGAAATATTAAACCTATCTTGTGATTGTACAATTGTAAAGGAGTAAATTATGGCTTATCAAATTTTAGCAAAAGATGGTCGGCCCATTTTAAAAGATGGTGATCCGGTCAGAGCAATGGATTACACCGTTGAGAAAATCGAACAGTTGGACGATAAGATGAAGTCCTTTGTTGCTGTTGCATCCACAGAGGATGAAGACAGGGATAAGGATATTGTCCGACAGGATGGATGGGATCTGAAGAATTTTAAAAAGAATCCCATGATTCCCTGGAGTCACGATTATTGGGAACCTCCAATTGCTCGATCACTCAGAACGTGGGTTGACAAAGATGCAAAGAAACTCATGATCAAACCGCAGTTCGATGAAAATGATGACAAATCCATGAAGATCTTTAATAAGTATAAGAATGGATTTCTTACTTCTTTCTCTGTTGGATTTAGAGGTCTTGAATTCACTTGGAGAAATGAAGAAGACAAGTGGGGTGGAGGAATTGAATTCACCAAACAGGAATTGCTTGAAGTATCTGGTGTTACCATTCCTGCCAATCCCAATGCTACTGTTAGTTTGAATGGTATTGAAAATGTTCAGAACATGATGCAATTGGGTTATCCTACTGTTTTTGCTGAAACAGAATCCGGTTTATTTTATCCGGTACGTGAGGAATTGGCTGAGTTTGTTAATCCTGAAATTAAGGCAATTGATGATTTCCCTGGAGTGCAAGCGGTTTATGCCAATTCAATTGGCAATATAAATGATGGTAGTACTGGAGATCCAATAGCTGTTGGTTATTATTTTGATCCTGAAACCTGGAATACAGGTGATATAAAAGGATGGATCAGCGATCATACCGATAAGACTTACAAACTCCATTATTATGATTGGAAGTGGATGGAGAAGGATAAGGACTTTGAGGTTGAGGAAAAATCTGCTGAGAAAGAAGTTAGACGGTTTGAGGAACCAATTAAAATTCAAAAGTCAGACGATGAAGATGTGGACGATGTGATTGACGATGAACAGACCAATGATGAATTAACAGCTATTGGTGATACCATCGAAAGAATCATGACGGAAAACATGGTTAAATTGACAGAAACCCTTGCTTCAGCGTTTGATGAAATTTTTGATAAAATTCTGGTTAAGTTGGACGATATTCAAAAACTCGTTACTGAAAAAGATGTTGATTCTGATTCAAAAATAGACGATAATAAAGAGGATGATGTTGAAACGGATGATGATCCTGACAAGTCTCACTCAGAAGACGATGGTGGAATTGAAATTGATGATTCGTTGCTATCCCCCAACGATGATAAATCCAATTCCGATGACACCATTGAAATTGATGATGATTTGTTGGAATCAAAGACCGTTGCCGAAACCGTAAATAGCGTTTTCAGAGAAAAGCTGAAAGAAACATTCAAATCTGTGAAAGCAGAAAAATCAATTAAGTAAAAATTAATTATTTCTTATAGGAGGAATCTCGTTATGAAACTTACGAAAGAAGAATTGATTGAACTGTTGAATTCTCAAGTCAAGG